ACTAATTAACTGCTCACTTAACTCTAAACTGATGTAAACTACATTATACCCTGCCTGTACCCAATTTACAGCAAAGTTCTGTAAAAACAAACTCTTACCTGCACCAGAACCACCAGCAAAGATTGTCATCTCGCCTCTGTTTAGTCCACCATACAGTTTCTGATCTATGCCTTTCCAGCCTGTGCTTACTGCACCTGCTTGTTTTTTAATCCATTCCAGTCTTTCCTTAGGATTATCAAAATAGTCTAAGCCTAAATCTTTTACTAGTCCTACTTGGCTGGCATCTTTTATTTTGTTTTCCACAGTACCATAATCCTGTTTTTCCAACAAGTCAGTACTTTCAATAATCGCTTTCTCCAATGCCTTATGCCTACAAAATGTTTCAAACTCATTCATAAACCATTCATGATGATCAGGCGTAACATTGGGAATAGGTTCTAAGTGTACTCCTGAAACAGCACTTACCTGTTCAGGCGTAGGAATAGCATTGTGTTTTGTGCTATGGCTTTCAAATAGTTCAACTGCTTTACGATATTTTATATTAAAAAACTCTGGTTTTACAATATTTTGACACCTAGCAAATAAATCTGCATCGCTAAGTAAAAATCTTAAAAACAGTTCTTGTGTTTCTTCGGTATATGTTTTTATATCTGCCATCTTTTTCCTATCTCATTTAATATATATCTTGCTACTAAACTATGTCCTATTTCGTTTGGATGTGGATCACTTTGATGAATTATATGTTCTCTTGCAACATTTGATATAGGTAAAATAAAATTGCTAGTATCAAACACAGGAAAATCTAATCCATTAAAAGGCTGATCGTCTCTACCTGAATACTCAAATACATTTGGCATACATTTATTACTCATGCCTGTAATTAAATATTTAATATTTTTATGTTTGCATAATTCTATAAAAGTGTTAAGCATATTATATAATTCAAATATCCCTTCTTCTTCTGTTCTTGTAAGGAAAACTGTAGGCATTATAAGTCTAATAAAAAAGTCTTCTACTTCTTTTATAACATCTGCCGTTTCCTGTAAAACTCTATCCTCTGTAAAATGCATATCCTTTATAATACCTATCCAGGCACCATACTTTTCATAAAAAAGTTCAAATCTTACAGGATCAGATAATTGTAATACAAAAATCCAATCATCTAAATTTTCAGTTTCATTGATAAAGTCTGTTGTTTGCCTAAATAATCTGTGATTACTTCCTCCTTCAATAGCATTATTAACTATTGTGTCAAAGTAATCTATAGTACCATATTGGCCTTTTTTACAAAATGATGTCCAATTTATGCAGTCTGGTAATCCTAGTTTATTTTTATTAGCACTTGCCTCATCTGGTATTGTACCTGAGGTAAAACTGCAACCATTTGTATATAAATTCATTTAATGTCCATGATCTAAATGTATTCCAAACCAAACACCTAAAAAGAAAACTATAGGTCCCAAAATTAATAAATCAACTATCCAATGTAATGCTATAGAAAGAGTTACAATTTCTCTCCAATGTATTTTACATACATGTTTCCAGTGTTTAAATTTTTCTCTCATATCATTTTTGCCTTTACTTGGGCCTTTAATTTATTATCTGTAGCATGTTTAATTATACTTGCCACAGTAGCCAGCCTGCCATATTTTAAAACTGCCTCATCGGCATCTTTTATATCATTACTCCAGGGAGGAAAACTAACTTCCCAACCTAACTCTAATGCCTGATCAATAAGTTCTTTACCTGCACTATCTCTGTCAGGACATAGTATAACACGTTTGCCTAATTTTTCAATCAAGTGTGCTTGTTCAGGAGTTACACTATTACCCTGTATGCTTACACCATCTAATTGTATAGCATCAAACACACCTTCTGTTACAATAACTATTTCTCTTTTACTGTCAGCAAATCTATCAATATTAAAAACATATCCAGGTTGTATCTTGTGTAGATACTTTGGTGTTGCTTTAGTTGGAGGATTTATATGCCTTGCTGTCCAGCCTACTAGTTCATTATTGTAAGTAAAGGGGACTACCAATCTCTGCTTGTAGAGACTTTCATCAAAATACAGCAGTGGATATAGACCCAGCAGACCCCTTTGAATTGCATATTGCTTAACATTATGTGTATCAGGCAAATCTTCTACGGCTCTGGCTGTGTCTGGCAGTTTCTCCGTGCTGAATTTTTGTAAGTTATATATGTAATCACTTACTTCTTCCTGCTCTAATACATCGTTGTATTTTAATAATTCTATTTGTACCTTGTGAATATCGCTATCAGATACACCAAGAGTTGTTGCTAAATCTTTATATTTTTTTCCTAAATTTGGATTAGGTGCCCAGCCTGTTGTAAAACCACAATTAAAACAATTATAACTAATTCTGGCACCTGTAGTAATCAAGCCGCCTCTTTTACGTTTGTCACTACACATTGGACAATCCATAGTAATCCAGCCACTAGGTGTTTTTGTTGTCCTAACGGGAAGATTATCCAACAGGAGACGATGTACCTGTTCTACAAGAAAGTCTATATCCATACGGATATTATAACAGATTTACACTAAAAGTCAATTAGTTTCTGACCAGAATTTTATCTATAGAACCGCTGTCTGGAGTATGAATAATTCTAATCCAGTTAGCATTTACAGTAAATGTTTTATGGTAAATATCACTAGAAGCAGATATACTTATATTACTTTCTATGTTAAACCAATCTGAACTTGCCTCATCATTGTTTGGTACATTTTCAATACAACTTGCTTGTATTGTTAAGTTGCCTGTGTATGATGTTGGATATACAGCAATACTATGTAATGCATGACTAAAATTTCTATCCTGATTGCCATATAATGCACTTGTAGTAAATACATTTGCTGGATCTCCTGAACTGGTACTTGCAACTTGGGTAAATGTATTTGCTAATTGTGTTGGCACAGGTTCATTTTTAATTTGTGCGTCTATTTCTATCTGAAACTTAACACTACTATTTTGATCAGTATAAACTGGATATTCATAACCATCTGCTTTTGTCATAGAAACATATATAGTATATAATCCTTCTTCTACGTTTCTTAAGTCTCCTTCTTCTAAAACTAGTTTTACTTGCCCAACATCACTTGTATGCTCTAGCAATTTTGTAAATATTCTGCGTTTAGTTGTAGGATTTACTAATGTAGCAGATAAACTTTCAGAAAAAACATTCTGTAATTTTCTATCTCTATTCCTGATATCAAATTTAATTTCGTTATACATGCCTTTATGGGCAATAAGTTTTCTATTATTCATTGGTCTATTATCCACGTAAAGTCCATTGGTACTAATCACCAATCCTATGATGTCTTCGTAAAGATATAGTTTGTGATCGCCATGTGACATAAATTTTTTACTCTTAATATTATAGTATTTATCGTTTAACGGCATAAATACTTTTGTGGAGAAAGACAATTTAATAACAGAAACAACTGAAAAATATCCGTTCCTTACAGGTATTCAATATGGTCAAGACGAATATATAGGTGTTGTAGTAAATCACGACAATACTATATTAACTTTTTACGATATATCTAAAATTGCCAGCCAAAAGGAAAGACAAGAATTTCTAGAACTAGGTGAAACCTGGTGGTGGGAATCTAACAGACAATTACCAATAGATATCTTTTTACATTATGAAATGAAACAATATCATAATTGTTTAAGAACTTTTGTAATGAAAGATATAGATATACTATTCGGCCCTGTAACTAGTTTACAAAACCTTCTAAAGAAAAGAATTAAAAGAAGGGGTGTTCAATTAGTAATTAAACCAAAAGAAGAATAATTACAGACTTTCAACAATTAAATTTAATTGTACAATAATTGCTAAAGCATATCCATAACTATGGCTTTTCTTAAAAAAGTATGTATCATCTTTAGGCTTTATCCAAACATCTGCTTCTACTTGTTCCCATGTTTTGCCTACTAAATGCCTTTTGCCTGGTCTAATTATTGCAAGTATCATTGCCAGTTGCTTTAAACTTTTAGGCTTATATTGTTTAACAATATCAAAATGATTATTAATATGAAATAATTTCTCTACAACTTCTTGATGCTCTAGCAATTCCCACATTGGCTCAGTTGCTATAAGCCTATCTAAATGTTGCTCATCAATTATGTCTTTGTAAATGTGATTGTTTAGAAAGTCTACTTTAAACCAGCCTTCTTCCTCTGCTTGTTTATGATCTATTGTGCTGTAACCTTCAAGTGGAAACTTTGGAATGTTTTGAAAGTAGACACCAGTATTGTGTTTGGTAAATTTACCATCTTTTTCAATACTTGCAGGTGTAACATTAACTAACTTGAGAAAGTCTTCTCTGTTACCCATATCAATATCTACATCAAAATCTATTTTCATTAATATTTATATCCTAAATTTTTAAATAGTCTTCTTGCAAGACTAGTAAATCTATAATTACAACTAATACTGTACCTTTCACTTTTTCCTAATACTGGACATGTAAAATGACTTAAATTAGAAGGAAAAACATACATGTCTCCTTCTTCTGGTTCTACTGTTAAAGTACGCAAACCAAATCCATTCTGTTCTGGTTCTCCATAACTAAAATTTAATTGCCCAACTTGTTTAAGATTTGTGTTTGTATTATAGTACGTTACATCAGAGTCTAATTTAACTTTAGGATAGATTACACAAACTAAGTCTGCACTTAATATATGATTATGAATAGGATTATATTCATGTTTTACTTGTTTATTATACCATGCATCAGTACATTGTAAATAATTGCTTAACTCATTACTTTTAACAGCATCAGTCCAAAAACCACTATCAACATTCTGCAAATAATCTTCCATGTTATTGCTAATTGTTTTAAATACGTCTAATTTTTGCAACTTATCTAAAATAATCATTTCTTCTGAAATAAAACCAACTAAATTACTAGAATGATCTTTTTCTTTATCAGGCACACAAATTTTAAATAAACTATCAGTTTCCTGATTATTTAATTTATATTTGGCAACCTTAGGGCCAAAACTAGCAATTAACTTCATTTTTCTTCATTAAACTTTCTATCGCCTTTGGAATAACTATCCTCAGGATCTATTTCTGCATCAATATTCATAAATCTCATACGTTGAATTAAATCCCAATTTATTCCTCTACTAGGTTTCCATTCTTCTGCAATACTGCTCATATCATTCATGTCAAATTCTTTTTTCATATTCCTGCTACCTCACATGCCTGTTTTACCTCTGCAACTTCTTCTTTGTTTTGTACAAAAAGTTTCATCCAAAAATTTGCTTCTATTATGTGTTCTATCATTTTTACTTGCTCATCGCTAAATCTAGGCAATAATTGATCTCCTGTTACACTTAAATAAATTAACCAAGGAGATATTTTAGCACTTCTTATATCATGTACTGCTCTTGGTGTGCTTACTTCATTAAAATAATTTTGCCATTGTGTATTATTTTCTTTTGCCCAACTGTCTAAATAAATAATATTCCTTTCCAGTGCCTTCATACCTGGCTCTTTTTTTACATAAGTTAATAAAAACTCATCATAAAGAGTATCTTTACTCCAGTCTTTTAATTTTTTACCTTCTTTAATTAACCATTCTGCAAATTTTTCAGGTTGTAAATATTCGTTTGTAACACAACTTCTACCAAATTTTACAAATCCTTCATAGTATTGACTTTTAACAAAATCTTCTTGCGTTTTAGATTTAGTTGCTGTGGTGTTTATTTCATAAAACATTTGAAAAACTCTATAGCCTAATCTTGTATGTGTTAAATCTTTATCCGCCCAGCGTCTTTTCTTTATACACATATGAGCACTCAGAGTTCTTTCACTCATAAAACTTTTTTCACACCATTTACAAGTGTTACTTGCCAAAGATTTCTGTGATTGATTTGTCATCGTATCCATTAGATTTTGCTAAATCTTTTAATTCTTCTTTTGTATTAATGTCTATTAAATTATTTATATCCTCAGTTTTCATATGTGGAAACAAACTGTATATAAATTCAAAAACTTTATTTTTCTTTTTCCTTGCATTAGGCGGTTTTAAGTAAGGATGAAATTGTATTTTACCAACACCACATGCACTCAACAGTAGCCATTGTAATTCAGGGTGTTTGCTTACTTCACTGAACTGATAATTAACAAGTTCATTTGTCATGTAAATATAGTTTGCGGCATCTCTGCCTTGCACACTACTACAATACCTCATCATCATCCAGGCACTAAAGGCTTTTTTCTGCTCATCACTAAGATTGTTATAAAAGTTTCTGTCCTTTTTATCAATAGCCGCCATTATTTCTTTTAATGGTATTTGTGGTTTCTTAGCCATTACGTCTATCCTGAGCTTGTTTCTTTTTTAGTTCTTGTTCCTTCTTTGTAGGAATCTTTTGTTGTACTTGTTTTCTCATCATTCTCCTTCAAACTCTACTAAACTTTCTACATGATATCCGTTGTCTCTTATAACTGAACTACCACCTAAATCAGGAAGATCAATTACAGCAAGTATCATAATATTTTCTTTTGGTACGAAAAATTCTTCTCTAACCAAATCAGCACAGGCAAGAGCTGTACCACCTGTGGCTATTAAGTCATCTATTATAACAATTTTATCGTATCCTGTCAATTTAGAATTTTTTTGTATGTGTAATTCTGCTTCTCCATATTCTAATTTGTAACTCCTGCTTACTGTCTCATTAGGTAATTTGCCAGGTTTTCTTGCCAAATAGAAAGGTATTTCCATGTCCCTAGCAATAGGAGATCCAAAAATAAATCCTCTACTTTCTATACCTATCATTTTATTAGCATTAAACATCATACAATGAGCTGTCATTTCTATTAATGCTTTATTAAATGCTTTAGTGTTTTCTAATAAACTTGTAATATCCCTAAATTGTATTCCTTTTATTGGAAAGTCAGGGACTGTTCTTATATGTTTTTTTATATCGTTCATTTCATTTTTAACTTTAAAATTGTTTCCCATTCAGCATATTGTATAGTATCAAAATATTTTGGAGGATAAGTAGGTGGTGTCCATTTTACAGTACGTTGTCTTCTGTATATTGTCTTTAACCAAACTTTATTACCAGAAAGTGTTTTAACAGGTTTCCATGCGAACCATTTTTCCCATTTTGTGTATTCAGGGTCTGTTGGATCTTTCAAATGTGGATACCTCGAATAAGCAGGATGACTAAAATTTGTATTTAGACTTTTTCCTTTTGTAATGTTTTTTGATGATATCTTGTTGTTTCCATCGCCTATAATTGTTTTCTCCATTTTCTCCACCCCAACTTGAATTCAGTTTCAAATTGTGTGGCGTCCTTTTTATTAACTTCTTTTCCCAATCTAATGCTTCTTCCATTGTAGGAAAAGTTTGCACCACTCTGGCATCACAATCATATTCAGCATTTCGCATTTTTTTATACAAAAGGCTTTTACCTTTTTGACTTGCTTTTAAATGTTCTTTTAATCTGAGGTTAAAAGGTTTTGCAGTATATCCATAATAAACAAAACCATCTTTAAATTTTATCTCATATACTGAAAACATTAAAACAAATCAATTTTCTCATAAGGTAAATCTGATTTACCAAAATGTCCATAATTTGTTGTCTTGGTAAGATCTAAATTAAATAAACCAAACTTATCAATTATACCTTTTGGTGTTAAGTCAACAAGTTGTTGTATTTCATATGCTAAGTCTGTTCTAACTTTACCGTCAGCATAAACATAAACACTAGTAGGCTCAACAACACCAATAGCATAACTTAATTGTACTGTGGCATTGTTAGCCTTGCCACTTGCAACAATGTTTTTAGCCAAGTATCTAGCCATATAAGCCGCACTTCTATCAACTTTAGTACAGTCTTTGCCACTAAAAGCACCACCACCATGTGGAGCATAACCGCCATAAGTATCAACAATAATCTTTCTGCCTGTTAATCCTGTGTCTCCATCTGGTCCACCAATAACAAATCTTCCAGTAGGGTTTATTAAAAAGTCTGTTTTATCTAAATCATATTCAGATATTTCATCTCGTATAATCTCTTCTAAAGTAGTTCTAACTTGCTCTATACTTACACTATCCTTGTGCTGAGTACTACATACAATTTTGTCTATACTTAAAGGACTATTAAAACCATCATAGCTCATTGTGACTTGACTTTTACTATCAGGTTCTATCCAATTTATTGTATTATTTGTTCTTTCACTTTGTAGCCTTCTAAGAATTCTATGACTATAATGAATAGCACTTGGCATATAATCTTCTGTTTCATTACAAGCATACCCAAACATTAATCCTTGATCACCTGCACCAAATTTATCTGTGCCTAATGCTATATCTGGACTTTGACCATGGAGTTCATTGTAAATTTTTAAATTTTCCCAATGAAATCCTTCTTGTTCATAGCCTATATCTCTAACTACTGCCCTAACAAGTTTATCAATATAAACTTTATCAAACTTATCACTCTTGTATTCACCAGCAAGTGTAACCATGTTAGTAGTTACAAGTGTTTCTACAGCCGCTCTATGATTTATATTATTATTAATTATGTAGTTCGCTACAGTATCTGAAATCAAATCTGCAACTTTATCAGGGTGCCCTTTACTAACACTTTCACTGGTAAACTGATAACTCATTAAGTATCTCCTTCTTTTACGAAAATGCCATCTACCATACGACCTTTTCTGTCTTTAATATCATTGTATGCTACATTTAAACATTCTTCCATTGTGATATTATTTCTTTTCATAATGTTAATCATTACAACCATCATATCACCTAAGTCATCTCTGATGTCATTTCCTTTACATACATTATCAGATAACTCACCCATTTCCTGAATAAGTTTTAACACTTGATCTTTATCTGTTGCACCATCAATTAAGTTTCTATCGACGTGCCATTTTTCTATAAGCTCTATTACTTCCTGGGTATTCCAAAACTCATGTACAGTATTCATTATAATTTTCCTTCATCTTTCATTTTTTTACGGATTTTTGTTGCACTAATATCTTCTATATCTGCGTCAAAAGATTCTTGCTCTACTTTATATCCTACGTCTCTACCATAAGTAATATTCATAATATTAGGTACAGGGTAGCATCTAAACTTACCAGCATGTTCGGCCAATGCTATTTCAATGTTTTCACATA